CTATTCAGTTTCTTCACTCTCATACTCAATGTCTGACACCTTCACCTCAAGCTCTAAGCCTGTCGTGTAGCCGTTCCCGTTGAGGTTATGCACCACCCGGCTGATTATCCACGCCTGCTCGTCTATAACGCGCTTAAAGCCTTTCACCGCAACCGGCGTTTCAGGAAATAAATCTGCCCGCCCAGTGGCGAGCGTAATCGAAAACTCCGCCACGCCGCGCTGCAACTTGTCCCACTTCGCCTGAGCTGCGCGCATCGCCTGCGCCTTTGTTGCGTAGATTGTCGTGAGCTCCAGCACGTTGTCAGACTCACCGGCCATATACTCACCCTCGCGCGCCTCCTGCTCCTTTTTCGCCTGGCTCTTTGCCGGTGCTTTGACGGCTTTCGGGTGCTGCAGTGCGCGCAGGTGCTGCACCTTCGGCTTGCGTTTCAGCTTCACCTTTTGCTTTTGCGGTTTCGGGTCTTTGGTATGCAGCCATTTCGCTGTGACGCCGGTGTACGCCTCACGATCTGCAATGGCGAACTGATGCCGGTCGCCGTCGCCACGCTCGACGGTCATCTGCGGGATGGGTTTGCCACTGGCCACCTTGCCGCTACCGGCTTTCAGAAATAACAGTTTTCCCGCTTTGACAGAAACCGACGCACCGTTTCGGTCAGCCAGTCGGGAAAGAAACGCCGCGTCGGATTCCTGTGACTGGTCGATATGCGGCACGGCGATCGCTTTCAGGGTCTCAGCGACGCTGGCCGTGAGTTTGTTACGCTGCGCGATGGTATCGACAATTACCCCGAGCGTGGTGTCATGCCATGACTGCTCGCGGCGTGAGTTCAGCGTCCCACGAAAATCCGCACTACGCCCCCGGATGGTCAGCGTATCGGGCGCGCCCCGGTGCTCGATTTCATCGACCGTGAACGTCCCTTTTTTTATCAGCGCGGAATCCTGCCATCCTAACCACAGCGTCAACGTAGCTCCGCGCGGCGGCATTGCTATCTGGCCGTCAGTGTCATCGAGCTCGATATCGAGCTGGTCGGCCTCGAATCCGCGATTGTCGGTCATGGTCAGGCTAATAAGGCGGTCACTAAAATCCTGCGTGATATCCTCGTTATCCAGCTTGAGCATAAACGCCGGGGCTATCTTCGCCCCGGCCTGCACGTTCATTCCCGTTATCATCCCGCCAGCCCTCCGAGCCAGTCACCGGCAGACGTGACCAGATTATCAGCCTGCGTTTTCAGGTCGCCATAAATGGCCGCGACAGAATCATCGACGCGTTTCAGCGACAGGCTAAAGTCGATTTTGCGCGCCTGGCCATCGCTGAAAAACTCGGTGTGCGTATGGGTTACTTTCTCGATGACATACATCCCGAGGATAAGACCCGTCCCGTCAATCAGCGGCCACGCGCGCCCCTCGTTTGCCATCAGTTCGACCGCCGTCAGCGACAGGCGACCGCCGGTGATTTCAGGGTAAAGCGTGCCTGACAGGGTGCGGGAGGTTTCCCCCTCCCCGAGAAACTGATACGCCGGTGACTTGCCGATGCGGTCATTAGACGCCCAGCGGTAATCCTTCGAATACTGCATAGACTGATACGGCAGGGTATGCCGTTCAAACACAAAAAAGCCCAGCACCATTAGCATGTGTTTCCCTCCCTTAATCGTGTCTCATGCTGGAGCGCTGGCGCGCCCGTTTTTCACGGTCGACTTTTTCGACGGCCTCGCGCAGCTGGCGGTCGAGGTCACTGCCCGGCGCTCCCCCACCCTGCAGGTTAAAGTGGTACTCGCTTTTGCTCTGGTCGATATAGGACTGCCCGGCAAAGGCCGTCACTGGCCGGTAAGCCTGATAACCACCATACCCTGCGGTCTGCGGGATGTACCCGCCACCCGGCGCAGCCTTGTCTGCTTTCGCCGCCGTCTGGTCAAGGTCGCTGGATTCCTTTTTCACCACCCCGAGCTTTTCCAGCAGCCAGCTGACTTTGCCGCTTATGCTGTTAAAGATATTGAGTGGTAACATCAGCGCATCCGCCAGCGCCTTACCAAAGGCCACCCCGACATTTTTGCAGCTGTCGAGCGTCTCCTGCGTGGCTTTCACTGGCGCAAGCAGGTCTTTAAACCACTTCCAGACGACACCGAGTCTTTCCGCAATAGCGTCAAACACCGGCGCGAGCGGGGCAAACATTTCCCCGACCGGCGCAAAGGCCGCTTTGAGCCCCTCCACCACGCCCGAGAAAAAGGCGCTTATCGGCTCCCAGTATTTATAGATGAGCAGCGCACCTGCCACGACAGCAGCGGCCACCGCCACCACCGGCAGAGAGATTGCACCAAGAGCTGCGACAATCGCGCTACCCACAACCGAAAAAATCCCACCCAGCAGACCCGCAGCGGCGATGATGCCGTTAATCCCCGCGATGACCGGCCACGCAATCAGGCCAATCCCGCCCAGTACGCCGACCAGAGCCAGCGCACCGGCAGTCACACTGAAAATGGTTTGCGTGAGCTCAGGATTCGCTTTCGCCCAGGCGGCGACCTTACCGAGCATATCGGTCACGGAAACCGTCAGGCGACGCAGCGCGGAGTTCTCTTTATCGAACACCTCAATCTGCAAATCTTCATAAGCCGACTGCAGGTTTTTCAAATCCCCGTCGAGGTTGTCGGTCTGGATTTTGGCTATCCGCTCCGTGGTTCCTTTCGAATCCCCGATTTGCTGGCGTTTGCTGGCAAGCGAGCCATCACCGGCAGCGGCGACGAGCTTAATCGCGCCCTTCATTGCCACTTCACCAAAGATGACTTTCAGGTATTCGCCCTGCTCCGCCGTGCCGAGCTTGTTTTTGACAAAGGATTTATGAATATCTTTGAGGATTTTCTCGACCGGCAGCATGTTCCCTTTGCCGTCGCGGGTTTGCACGCCCAGCTCTGAGATAGCATCAACCGCTTTGCCCATCGGTGCCTGCAGGCGGTTGAAAATGGCGCTCGCACCGGTCCCGGCCATCGAGCCTTTAATCCCGTTATCCGCCAGAATACCGAGCATCGATGTCGTGTCTTCAATGCTCGCTCCGGCCGCTTCCGCAATCGGCGCGACATATTTCATCGCCTCGCCCAGCTCGACAAGGCCAGTATTGGATGACGTAAAGCCCTTGGTCATCACATCCGCGACGCGCTCAATCTCGGTTGTCGACAGGTTAAACGCTGACTGCATGTTGGTAATGATGTCGGCGGCTTCGGCAATATCGACATCCGCCGCAAGGCTCAGGTTGACGGTCGAGCCGGTCGCCGCCAGCACATCGTCGGCGTTATAGCCCGAGCGTGCGAGCGTGGTCTGCGTGCGCGCCACATCACCCGGTGAAAAGGCCGTGGTCGCACCGATATCACGCGCCTGTTTTCGAATGGCCGCGAGTTTGTCATCGCCCTTATCAAGACCGAGGATCGCCTGTGTACCTGACATCTGTTTATCAAAACCAATACCCGGCGCGATAAACCGTGATGCGCCATAAAGCCCGGCGGCCGCCACACCCACGCCGACCATCCCGGCATTACGCGCACCGGCGGCGAGCTGTTGCCCGGATTCATAGCGTTTTTTTACCGCACTCAGTCTGGCCTGTTGCTGACTGACCCGCGCCAGTGCGTCGCGCTGACGGTTGAGCTGTGCGGTTGTCTCGCTGATACTGCCTTTCAGGCGGCGCTCATCGGCTGACAGGCTGCGGGTATTTATCCCGGCCTGTGCGAGCTCCGTGCGCTGGCGCTGCACCGAGTGCCTGAGCCCGTTATATTTGAGCTGCAGGTCAGCAGCGGATTTCTTTGCCGCTTCCAGCGCGCGCGCCTGCGCGAGTGTCGGGGTCTGGGTGTTTTTAAACTGGACGGCCAGCGCCGCCGCTTCCTGTTTCGCCTTGCTGAGTGACTGGCCGGTCACGGCGAGCTGCGCGCTCGCTTTCCTGAATCCGTCAATGCGGGACGCCTGCGCGTTAAGGTCGCGCAGGTTTTTCTGTGAATTGCGGATATCGCCCGAAAGGGATTTGCTGGCGGTCTGGATAGCCTTAAGCGGTCGGCTTGCCCGGTCGACTGCGTTCAGCAGCACCTCAAGTCTGACATTATTGCTCATGATGGTTTCCGCTACGTTGCAGCGCTTTCTCGCGCCACGTGAAGAGCTCGGTCACGCTCAGGGAATTCAGCTCTGATGGCGGCCAGTGAAAAACCACCGCGATATCCGCCATCAGGTCATCAACCGACAGGTCTTTGTGAAATTCTAGCGTTCCGAAACAGGCGACAAAAAACCGACCACCTTACCGGCGAGCGAAATCAGGTCGGACACATCGAGACGCGAGACCTCATGCTCGGTGAGTGACGGCCAGGTCATGCGCGGCAGCACCTTAATCAGCGCATCGACGTCAGACTGCGCCAGCGCCGCCAGCGACACACCGCGCAGGGTTCCCGCGTTCGGTTTGGTCAGGGTGATTTGCCCGATTTTCTGCTCGCCGCGCATCAGTGGCGTATCGAGGATCACAACGTTCGGGTTTTCGGTTTTGGTAGCGTCGATTTCTTTGGTGTTTTCCATGATGTTTATCTCTTCAAAGTTAAGTGACCGGCCAGCCTCGCTGACCGGGTCAGGGGTTACAGGCCAATCGCCCTGCGGTGCTCAGCCAGACGGTCGACGCCGTCCACTTTCAGCACCATGTTAATCACGTCAATCTCGATGACTTCTTTCCCGTCAATCGTGAGCTGGTAGTAGGAGCATTCGGTCGACATTTTGGTCGTCCCGCTTTCGCCCTGCTTGTTTTCGCCGCCGTCGTACTCTTTGTGACGGCCACGCATCACCACCTCAACGGCAGAAATCGCGCCAGTGTCATCACGCTGGTAAGAGCCGGTAAAACGCAGCGGCACGCTGTCAGCACCCGGCGAGGCGTACTGCGCCCACAGGTCAACGTCGGGCAGACCACCGAGTGTCCACTCAAGCGACAGCGCGTCGTCATCGAGACCGAGGTCAATTGATACCGAGCCCGGCATCCCGCCGCCGCGATACTTCTCAAATTTGCGGGTCAGCTTCGGCAGGGTGACGGATTCCACGACGCCCATGTAACTGAGGCCGTCATTGAACATATTCAGATATTTAAGCTTGCGCGGTAATGCCATGCTTGCAGCTCCTTAGCTGTTGACCGAGTCCGACAGGTTCGCCAGATAGGTGTCGGTGATGCGCTGGCGCAGGGTCAGGTTTTCCAGCGGCGGGACGGGGGTGTAGTCGTAATCGATATACAGTTTCCCCACTTTGAGGGTCGCGGTGTCGTTCGACTCCGGGTCGTACCAGCAGGAGCCATCGACGATATAGCCGTTGGTTTTGAGCTCGCGGAATTTGGCGTTGATACCGGCGACGATGTCGCGGATAAGCGTCGCAGTGATGGGCTTATCCATCGCCCACGCGTGCGCCTCCGCCATGGTGTCGGCCAGCACCTGCGCGGTGCGGGTGTAGTTCTCAAACAGGAAAAGCGGGTCATCCGAGCAACAGCGGTTTCCCCAAAACTTAAAGCCGTCGTTGCGAATCAGCGTCGTGACACCGGCCTGATTCAGCAGGTTCGCGTCGGTCGCCGGTTCCTGCAAATCCCATGAGACCGAGGCACTGACGCCGGTGACGCCATTCACGCCGACGTTAGACAGGGTTTTATGCCAGCCGACGGTCTGGTCGATTTTGGCACGCAGGCCGAGCGCGCGTGCCGTCGCCCAGGCGGTTTCCGTCGCGTTTGTCGTGGTGTCCCATGCCAGAAAATCAGGGAAGATAACCATCAGCTCACGCTGGCTGAAATTCTTGCGGTAGTCGATGGCTTCAGAAATGGTTTTGCAGCCCCACGCACTGATATAGCCAAAGGCGCGCAGGCTCTGACCGGTAGACGCGAGCGCGGTCGCCACTTCCTGCGTATCCAGCCCCGGCACACCGAGAATGCGCGGCTTAACGCCGGTGACGGTCTGCGCCGTCAGCAGCGCTTTCAGGCCGGTATATTTCCCGTTTTCGTCCGTGGTGCCGATGATGTTCGAAATCGTTTCTTTCTGTGCCGCGTCCGGGTCGTCGGGGTCGTCGACACCTTCGGCCACGCGCACGACGACAATGACCGGTTTGCACTGGTCGGCGATGGCCTGCAGGGATTGTGAAAGCGTGCCCTGTTTACCGGCTTTACCGATAGCGGTTTGCACGCTGGTAATCAGTACCGGCTCATTGAGCGGGAATGCCTTTTCGTCAGCATCGCTGGCCGTGCAGACCATGCCGATGATGGCCGTTGAGACGGTGGAAATGGTGCGCACGCCGTCGTTAATCTCGATGACCTGCACGCCGTGATGATAGTCGCTCATCCGTTAAACTCCGTGGTGAAGTGGAGCCACTATTTTCTGTTGTGCGCGCGACTGGCGCGATGAAAGGGCGTTGGCGGGGTAATGGCACAACCAGTAAAAAGCCATCCGGGTGGAGGGCTCTGAATTAACGGATCATTTGCGGCCAGTCGACCTGACTCACCACCGCTGCCGTATCGATATTTTCAACCTCATCGATGTAATCCAGCACAGCGGCCAGCGTGGCTGATTCAGATTCGGTAAGGGTGCGACCGGCCTGCAGCTTGAGCTGAATCACGCTCACGGACTGCATCGCATCACTGATAATTTGTTGTTTCTGCAGTTCTGCCATTGCCGGATAATCCGGCTCGATGGCTTTCAGCACCGGCTTGCCTTGCTCATTCGGGACAATCATTTTGCCTTTGGTCTGGCCGTCGATTAAATGCTGATACCAGCGGTCAGAAATCGCGACCGCATCGGCAGGCCAGCCTGCCGCCGCCTCAAACTCAGGACGGTCCCCCTCATACAGAAAACCGCCAATTCCAGCACTGTAATAATATCCGTTCATTTAGTACCCCACAGCCCAGACCAGCGGCGCAACACTGCCATTGCTGCCGTATGCCCGATTCGGTTTAACGACGCAGTTCGCCGTTGTTTTTGAAACAAGGTGATAAATCTGCTCGGCATTGTCGTTATTACTCACGTTTAACGTACCGACTGATACAAACAGACATGCCGAGGGAAACGCTTTAGGGAACGTCACCGTGTGGTTTGCCTCATTACTGACCGTCGCCCCCTGACACCACTGATAAATCAGGCCGGTGCTGGCATCCTGTAACCAGCCGTTTGCCCCTCTGGAAGCGGTGTTCGGCGCGGCATAACTCCCCTTTGTCTGATAGCGTGCGTCGAAGTTGCCGTAATCAGTCGGCAATGCCTGACCGACCACATTAAGACCATGCCCGATAGATACCCTCCCCGTCGAGAGGCTTACCGTAAAGGGGCGTAAACTGCTGTACCCCCCCCATACGTCACCGCTGTTGGTCTGCATGAAATAAAAATTATTGCCATCATTTCGCCAGAAGGTGCCATAACTCCCGAAAGCTATTCGGAAACTATTAGCGCTTGAGCTTTGCATTTCGCCCGTGGCTTTCATAGGGCCACTCACATTAACGGCCCTGCCATTAGCTGTGTTTACTGAAATAGAACCATCTTCACCTAAAACTAATCCAGTTCCGCCCTTATAGTTAAAAAGCGAAACATGATAATTTGCGCCTCCCCGCCCCACATAAAATACGTTATCCCCGTTGTAATCCTTGCCCAGAAGATAAGTTGACTGACCATCAGCAAGCGGCCACAGCGCTACCGCTGCGCCATTGCCTTTAACAGCTATGCCTTTCTGGAATGTCCCGCCCTGAGATGCCGAAACGGCATCAACATCCGCAGCCGTGGGTTTGTTATATTCGCTGTACAGCTTCACCCACGAAATCCCGGCGCCAGCTCTCTGACGCCCGATATAGGCATGATGGTTAGCACCGTCAATGGCAAAATAATTGGTTGTTGGCGTACCGTCGAACGGGATAGTGATGCCAGACTTGACCTCAACGGCATCGCGCCAGAATGAAGCAACGGTTTCTTTTGCAGCGGTTGCATTTCTGGCAGCACCGCCCAGCCCCTGCCAGCCGACAACCGGCACCCGCCCGGCTGTCGTGTCCGTCAACGATGTCACAACATCCGCCTTTGATGCCGTTCCGAGACGCTCCTTCACGTTGGTCAGTTCATCATTAACGGCCTTTACCGCCTTTGGGGTCGCCGCCAGCGCTTCCGAGGTGCTGTCGGTCGCACTACTGAGCTGGACAATGCCCTTCTGCTTTGTGGTGGCGTCCTGAGCCGTATATTTCCCGTCAGCAAGGTCATACGCTGCCTTAACCGCTTTCGGCGTCGCGGCGAGCGTCTCAGACGTGCTGTCGGTGGCATTGCTTAACTGCGTGAAACCCTTTTCTTTCAGCGTGGCGTCCGGATGGCGGCGTGACTGCTCATGCTCCGCGAGTCTGTCGTCGACATAATCCTGCGTCGCCATCACAAGCGTGGTATCGATGGACAGCTCGACCGTCTCGATATCGCTCACCATGATTACCATCCGCAGGGTCTGCGCGCGCCCTGACCCTTCCGCCAGCTCGGGCTTATAGCTCTCCGCCATATTACCGACCGCAATCAGCGTGCCGGTGTCGTCGTAAAGTCCCATTTCACGCAGCCAGAAACTGCCGGTCTCAGGGGGAATAACCAGCTCCGCGACGACATAATTTTTCTGTTTTTTGTCCTGGCTGATTTTGTTCAGCGCATGACGCCAGACCTCATTGACCAGCTTTGTCTGGCTGGCGTTCGGTTCGGGCAGTTTGCCGCCGCCATCCCCGACGGCCATCGCCGCGAAATTGACTTTCTTGCCGTTCGGGACGTTCGCCGCCGCCAGCTTTTCCGCACCGGCTTTGGTGATAACGGTTTTATATTTTACTGTCATTGTGCTCTCACTTATCCGGGGTAAACCGTGGTGATATCGCCGTCATAGGTCAGTGCGCCGTAATACAGATGCCCCGGAATATCCTGAATAATATTCAGGCCGATAAGATGTCGGCTCGCGGGTTTGGCATCGGCAATCAGCCGCTCCATTTCGTAATACATTTCCTCGGTGATGCCGGTCTCTAACACGCCGATATCGAGGCGGAATGTGCCGGGCGGGTCGTTCGTTTCCCACCATTCCGTCACGTTAATCAGATACCCGAGCGGCTCGACCACACGGCGCACCGCACCAATCGTCCCTTTGTGCGCATGGATAAACCACGCCGCGCGGATCACCTCGCGTTTCGTTTCTTCCGGCCAGTTTTCATCCCAGCGGTCAACAGAAAACGCCCAGGCAAGCCACGGCAGCAGATTTGCCGGGCAGGTGTCGGCGTTCCACAGACGGCGCAGCGGGACAGGGGTATTTTCGATATCTGCACAGGCACGTGCCGCCGCCACCTCAAGCGGTGACGAGCCGACCGGCAGCAGTCGGTTATTACTCATCGTTACCCCCGATCGTCACGCTGTACGCGGTGCAGAAAGACGCCTGCGTATCATCGAGCACGATATCGGCCACGGGCGCGGCCAGCTCGACACGCTGCACACCCTCGACGTGGAGCGCGGCATAGATGGCTGACTTGCGAATATCCCGCCCGAGCCGGTGCTGTGCGCTGATATAGGTCTGCAGCTTCGCTTTTGCGGCACTGAGCACCGGCTCGCTTTCGGGGCCGGGGTAAAGGTAAAGCGCCGCGTCGATGGTGTAGTCGACAATGGTCGCTGACTGGACGGTCACGCGATCAGCGACCGGTCGCACGTCCTCGTCATTCAGCGCGGCACGCACCACGGCCAGCAGCTCGTCGGACGCTGCGCCATTATTCTCGCGGGACAATACCGACACGGTGACGCAGGCCGCTTCCGGGCTTATAACGGAAATATCCGCGACCCGCCCGTCGGCGCTGCGGCCATGAAACTGATATGCCCCGGTAGAGCCTGCGGTACTCAGTCCCTCGGGGGCTTGCTGGATACGCAGGCGATAGTCGGTGTCCGATTCCATCACCGCAGGTGTCGGCGGCAGCGTGGTCTCGTCTGCAGGTGTGATCACGAGGCGTTCAACGCTGGAATTCGCCCCTATCTGGTCGAGGTCAGCACCGGCGGCATAGGCCAGCATGACCGCACGCGCGGCCTCATTGACGCGCTGACGCCAGATGACTTCACGATACGCGTTCTCCTGCAGCAGCTTCACAATCGGCTCAGATTCAAGCGTCAGCGTGCGCGCGACCGCCTCCTGCTGGTCTTCGGGATAAAGCGAGACAAGCGTCGCTTTTCGTTCGCTCAGAATGGTTTCAAAATCCAGCTCTTCCACGACATCGGGCGCGGCGAGCTGGCTCAGGTCAACAATAGCCATAGCGTTTAACTCAGTGGAATAGTGAGTGAAAAGGTCTGGCCCGACATCGGGCGCGTGCCGGTAATATCAACATACAGCGCCCCGTCATCCTCCCCGTGCTCAAAGGTGATGGTCGAAAGGGTGACGCGCGGCTCCCACTTCTGGATCGCGGAGTAACACGCGGCCATAATCTGCAGGCGCAACGCCGGGGTCTGCGGCTGGTCAATCAGCGCTGAAAGAAGCGAGCCGTATTCGCGGCGCATCACCCGCGAGCCAACCGGCGTGACCAGAATGTCGCGCACGCTCTGCCTGATATGGTCGGCCTCAGAAATACTGAGCCCGGTCTGGCTGTTCATGCCCAGATAACGCACTGTCATTTGGTCTCCTTCGTCCAGCTCCCGCCGCTCTGCACATTGCCGTGTGCGTGGTCATCCGCCTGCACGCCGTTAGAGATAAATTTCCCGCCGGTGTGCGTGATATCGCCTGTCATCGTCCCGCCCTTCTGCACTTCGAGTGAGCCGGTGATGAGCTTGTTGGTACACACCACCTCGGGTGTATCGAGGGTGATGCGGGTTTCAGCTTTAACCAGCACCACCGGCACGGTGGCGGTAATGGAATCCGACGCGGTGACGTTGGCGGTTTTGATACCGGACACGGTGAGCGACCCGGTGTCGGGTTCGTACTCGATAACCGCCCCGTCAGGAAAGGCGACGTGAAACGCATCAAGTGAGGCAGACGGCGCGGGATGGTCATCCGAGAAAATGCCGGGCAGCACAAAGGCGGTGTCGAGCTCGCCGCCAATGGCAAGGATCAGCACCTGCTCACCAACGGACGGAGCCCACCACACCCGCGAGCGACCGGCGCGAGAGGTCAGCCAGTTAAGCCACGTGGTTTTCATCCCGCCGGTCTGGACACGACAGAGCCCCTCGGCGGGGTCGATGTCGGTCACGATGCCGGTGCGGATGAGGTTGCGGATCGCCCGGGCGATATCCTGCAGAGAAGTTAAATTATTCATGAGGAAAGGATGCCGCCGGGCAAGGCCAGCGGCAACTGAGGCAGGTTTTGTGATGAGTGATACAACTATCGGTTACTAGGTTCTTTCGCTGCGCTGAAACTTAAATAAGGTGAAGCAACAAAGGACCGAGGCCAAGTAGTATTTATTAATGATCTACAAGCTTATCCCACCATGATTTCATAATGAGTTTAGGGGCAGTTAATACCCCCCTAATAAGCCTTATAAATAACGCGACCATCAAGCAAATTTTGAATAAATGAGATCTAGATTTTTGAAAATTTGTTCGTCGTTTCCCTGAGCAAATGCCTCTTCATCATAAAGAACATCCTTTAATGATTCACTACTAACTTTCGTTAGGTGCGATTTTTCAGGTGTAAACCTAACGGAAAAATTTCTGCTAGCAGATTTAATAATCCATCCATCATTACCCATGGACTCTAAACCTGCACTTTCCAAAATCATAACTGGTCGTTTAGGATGAGGGGATAAAGCCACAGTTTTTGTATAGTTTAACTCAGTATATAACCATGGTGAATACGTTCCTTCAGATGCCTTATTTACCGCATCAAAAGCATTACCACTATTTATAAACCAAAAACTATCACTATGAAATATCCCATCAGTAAGAGCGTTAGACAGAATAAGATAAAAATTGCTTGCTACTCTCATACATTTTTCATAGTCGAGATAATTCTCATCGCCAAGGCTACGGCTAAATTCAGAATTTATTTCATATATAGCTTTGTCTACATACCCCCAGAATTCAGAATCAATGAAAGATTTAACACCATATTTTTTATGAATTTTGTTTGCTATGGCAATTGCAAGCCCTTTATCCTTGTGACTATGGGAGATGAAAATATGGCATCCAGCATCAGGAAACCACTCATCGAGCAATTCTTTATGCTCAACCATAGCAATCTCACCGCCATTAACAGCCTGAAACTTTATTATTTCTTTTAGTCTTTTACCAATATTTTCTGTATCATATTCAAGCTCGTGTTCAACAGGAATATTTAAATCATCAACTTCTATTTCATAACAATTTAGCATTACAAGCACCCTCTAGCAATGAAATAACCAACACCGATAACGAGCACATAAAATGGAACTACGCTAATTGAAAAAAAAGCTCTAAAAAAACCAACCTTCTTTTGCTCGAGTGATATTATTGTCAAATTAGACTTCTCACTCAAATCAGCTAATGCATTTACCTTTCTATTGTATTCATTTCTAAATATTCTTTCTTGATTTAAGTAATAAGCATCTAAAAGACTAAAAAAGAAACCGAATACAATCAATCCCAGAAAAATCTGAGCCAAGTAATCACTATCATATTCTTTTTTACCCAACACAACTACTATACCTGAAAGAGATATACACCATCCTTTAATAAATAATGAATTTGCAGCCATTCTTTTGATTATTTCTTGAATAAATCCCAAAGTGGCAACCAACGACGCATTAGACATAAAATCTCCTTTGTTAACAAGACCATAATCGCCAAAGACAATTAAAAGATCAACAAAAAAATTTCGCAGTTAAAAGTGCGGTACACAAAGAATTCAAGCACCGCCCCTTTCCAAGAGCAACAGCATGTTAATTTAACTTACTGTTCTTAAATGCTCAGCAATCAAATCCTCTATAAATTTCTCATTAGCAAGACTAAACCCAAGTAAATGACGCTCCGGATACTCCATATCATGAGCGTGAGGACTTGGCCTGTCTCTAAGTCCAAACTGGTGTACACGGGCAATACGCTGCACCTTGCCGGTAAACTCCACCACAGCCACATCATTGCGGCCACTGGCTTTCATATAACGAGCAGTGCGCAGCTTCTGAAACATAGCGCGCTTGATTCGTCCCGATTTTGCCCTGAGCGGCTGGCGCTTCCTCGCCTGATACGGCGTGCCATCGGGCGCTTTTTGCTGTTTGATACGCTGCTGTTGCGATTTACGCAGTTCCTTCGCAATTTCAGCAGCAAGTTTTCGCCGTCCCGCCGGTGACAGAGCTCCAATCAGCCCGGCCAGCTTGTCGTCGAAGGGTTTAAACTCACTCATCCCATTTGCTCACCATTTCGCCATTGATATACAGCTCAGTCGGTCGCGTCACCGGCTCGGGCAAAGGTGGCTCAGGCGCATAGCTGACGTGCAGCGCGCCGTTTTCATCCCTGACGAGCGTGCGCTCAGTGAGCTGCAGGCTGATACTGATATCGACGTTGTCCCCGTCGTTCAAATCCATGTGGAAGCGATAGCCCTTTTTGCGCCCCTCCTCCGTCGTGCAGATATCCGGCTGATTCTCACGCAGCCAGACGGCCACCGGCACGAAAATCAAATCGGGGTCGCCGACAAAGTCACACACGATCACATTCAGGGTGTAAATCTTTTCGTGGGACAGCGATGCCGCAAGCCGCGCATCGATATTCCCCTCATCGACAAAGATGCGCATCATTTCGGGATTCGTTTTTATCTGCGGTACTGCGTCAATGAGCGCCTGGCGCAGGCTGTGAGCTTTCTTCATCGAGTTTGTCCTGACAGTTTTTGACGGTTTCAACTTTGAGCGCGCAGGCTGTCAGCGCGCCCTCAAGCCTGCGAATATCGGCGCTCAGGTCGCCGTTAGTGACGGGTTCACTTCCCGGCATCGGGCAGAGGCTCACCTTCGGGCAGGCGCTGTAAACAATGACCGGCGGAGGCGCAGGCGGTGCGGGTGTGCAACCGGCGCACAGCATCAGGCAAATCAGCGCGATACCAGCGGCGCAGCTCTTCGTTTTCATTCATCAGCCTCGTTATAGTTTCTTCACGCCTTGCCGCCAGCTCACCGGCAGCGGTCAGTTCATCAGCGAGCCTGACCTGACCGGCCTCATTCGTTCTGGCGATCCGTTGCGACACGGAAAGCTGGTTTTTCAGCATCCCGATAGTCGTCTTTTGCTCACTGGCGACCCGGTTCGCTCGCTCAAACGAGCGGGACAGATTCGCGTTATCGTGGCGCAACCACAGCACCACGGCGAGCAGCCCGGCCAGCACAATAATCAGCGCTTTCATTGCATCCCCTTCACACAGTAAGCCCATTCCCGCGCACGGCGGTTCTCAAGCCCTTTGTTTCTGACGCCATTCACGAACACCCAGCGGGTGAGCTGGTCGCACGCCTGCCACCACTGATGACGCTTGATAAACGAGACCAGCGTCGAGCGACAGGCCGCGCCGGTTCCCACGTTGAAGGCAAAACTGACCAGCGCGTCATACACGCGCGGCGGCATTTCCACCGGCACGCAGACCGCGAGATGCTTCTCGACGTTCAGCACATCCGCGACAAGGTTCGCCGCCGCCTGTCGCTCGGTGATTTCCCCTTTCGGTGTGACACCGGCAGTGTGGCCGATGCCTGACGTCCACACTCCCGCGCTGCACTGGTAAGGCGTCAGGCGACATCCTTCGAGGTCGGCAATCAGCGCCAGCCCCTCGGGCGAGGTGTTAAGCAGACGAAAGTCAGGCATCAGTGCGGCCAGTGCCAGCACGGCGACCACACTGCAGCGTTTAATGATTGAGCTCACGCATCGCCCCCTTATCCAGTCCGAGTGAGGTCAGATAGCGATAGGTTTTGCGCTTAAACCACAGATTCGTCAGCGCGGTAAAAATGGCGCAACCGCTACCCACATAAAGCGCCATTTTCTCGGGCGACATCGCCCCGAAGTATGCCAGCCCCACGGCCAGCCAGTAGGCGATAAACGTCGTGATTTTTTCCATGTTCAGTCCCATAAATTCACCGTCTCGGTTTTCGGTGCGCTGTCGGTCTCGGGCAGCTCTATCGCCGTGCCGTGCGGCAGAATGACGCCCAGCTCAGACAGACCGGGGTTAGCCTGCAGCACCGTCTCGACCACCCCCTCCGTGCGCCCGTAATAGCGCGCGCACATCGCGTCAAGAGTGTCGCCCTGCATCGCACAGACCTTCATCAGATTTGACCCACGATACAGCGCGCCTTGTCCTGAATACGCGCTACTGACCAGCGCATATCACGCCACATCTCATCGATGGTGCTGTCGATGCTGTCGGCTTTTTTGTCACCCTTGCTGGTCGCATCCACGCCGCGATAACGCTCATAAAGCGTGGCGGTCGTCATCGAGCACACGGCGTTAAAGTAGTGGAAGCAGCGCACGCTTTCGCCGTCGAGCTCGTCGGAAGGAACATCCGCGAGCGTGGCATGACCGGCGTCGAGCTGCAGGTCGCGCCAGTCGCGCAGCTCCGCATTGGTTTCCGCGATGGCGGTTTTTATCGCCCGGCGCAGGCGCACAGGGGAAACGGTCTGCTCAAGGCGCATTTCTTCGCGCACGCGCTTCGGATCTACATCAGGAAAAAAACCGGTATTTTTAATCACCGGCTCACTCTCGCCCGGTGGCGGTATCACCACGCCCGGCACGTCCTGCGGCGTTGTTTTGGGCTCAATAATCAGTGTCGTCATGACAACCTCGGGAAATAGGAGGGCGGTGGACGCCGGTCGCAGTCAGGGCAAGTGATACCCGCATTGACCGACGTGCCGCCCGGCTCGGGGAGCGTTCGGTTAACCTGCGGCTTTTGCCGCCTTTGGTGGTCGCCCGCGCCGTGCCGCCGGTTTAGCAGCAGGCTTGCACGTGCGGGGTTTGTTCGTTTTCGGTGCGGGTTCTGGTTTCGGCTTGAGCTGGCGCTCAAGCTGTTCGATATCCTTTTTCACGCCGATAGTTCGCTCTAACTGGATCGCACGCTGCAGGTGCGCCAGTGCCTCGGGCAGCTCCCCTGCGTCACGTAGCAGGTAGCCGGTGATTTTGTGCAGCTTCGCGCGCACGATGTCGGGCATATCTGCACGCTCAGTCAGTGCGAGGGTATCGAGCAGCAGCGCCAGCTCAGGTGACTGTTTTGCGTCACGCAGACGCTGTGCGGCAAGCGCCACCTCTTCGGCCAGCAGATACGGCGTGGTGCGGCGATGACCGCCAACCGGCATCGTGAGTCCCCAGGTCATCGCATATCGGGCAATTTCCAGCGCACCGGCGATATCATCCGCATCGAGACGCCAGAGCATGACAGTCATGACAATGTCATCCTGCGCGCCCTTGCCATTTGCAAGGACACCCGCCACCCACGGCAGATAGAACGGCAGCAGCTCGCGCTTTTTGTCTGCCTTGCGCTCTTTGGATCGGATTTGTTTTAACGTGCGACAGTCTGCGGCCAGCTTAACGAGCATCTGCTCATAGGCAGTTGCATTGCGCAGCGGAGCAGCACCCCGCCGCGCGGTTTCAGAGGCCGAGACCCGCATCATGTGAAGCGCTGCGGGGCTCGTCATGGTTTACTCTCCGCCGTTATCGTCTGCAGGTGCAGCGAATTTGCCGAGGGTGATGTTTTCAATCAGGCAACCGGCGGCGTAAGCCTCGACCACATAATCAACATTCATTGATTCGTAGTTCTCGATGCGGTCCTTTTTCGGCTCCTCGATGATGGCGCGGCGGTGCGCGTCATCCATGAAGTAAATCGACAGGTTGTCGAGACGCGTCACCATCAGGGCATTGGCCGGGAAATACGGTACGCGCACGGAAGGCAGATTGCCGATGCGTTTCTGGCTGATGATGATGTCAGCGGCCAGCGCCTCGCTGTTTTCCTGCGTCTTGTTGACGATCGGGAAATACTTGTCAGCCAGCAGCTTGCGACCGGTAATAACGACGAGCTCCGGGTCGTCCTGATAAATCTCGTCAATCAGGTTGGTCGTGGAATCCATCACCAGCGCATCGAGGTTTTGATAATCACCGTTCTCCCCCACGCGGATCACATCAGAAATGACCTTGCCGTCTGCATCGGTGATTTTTGACATCACGCGCGCCGGGGCTTCATTGCGGTACTTCTGCAGCCAGCCCACCGCGACATCCTGCAGCATCGGATGCGTTTTGCGGTTGGAGGTTTCCGCGCGCTCGATACCGTTGAAACCAGCCATGATGAAGTCGAGCGACTGGCGCTTGATAATTGCGTCGCGGATACGGGTCTGGAAGTCCTAGAATCGCGCCCACAGGTCGAGCTGTTTGTAACGGATATGGAAATCGAAGTTGATTTGCGCACATTCGTATTTGTTGGATTCAAGCGCCGTAAAATCGGCGGTCTTACGCTCGTCATCCCCGGCAGTATCGGCGGTGCTCGCAATCGTACCGTTTACGCCCACACCGACCTTTTCGCCTTTCAGCTCATCGACCGGCACGATGTTGATTTTGGTCAGAAACGCGGATGACAGCTGCAGGGTGTTCATCAGCGTCTGCGTCACGGATGGTTCGACGGTGAATTTCTTCGCCACGTCGTCGGTTTCGACGCCGTTCAGCTCCGCGACGCGGGTCAGGTAAGCATTAAATTTAAAGCGGGTTTCTTTACGCATTGTTATTCCTGTTTTCTAGAAATGGGGCATCAGGCCGGACAGCGCGCCCGGCGCGTTATCAGCAGTTAGTCAGCAGCTCGTCGCCCGTCCCGCCTTTGGATTTCTCGCGGCGCGGCTGGCGCTGGCTTTCGGTGTTATCGAGAGAGCTTTTCAGGGAGGTAAACGCCTGCGCACTTTCTTCGGTCTGGCGGGTCACTTCCTGCTTAAACTGCGCAAACGCGGTTTCCAGCTCGGTGACGCGGCTGTCGGTGGCGGTGAGGCTGGTCTGCACCAGCTCAGAGACTTCCGTCACCGCTTCATGCACATCAGCAAAACGCGCATCGTCAGTGGCCTGTTTGCGGCTGAAAATCGCCTTAACCTTGTCAGTCAGGCTGTTGAGTACGGTGTCGGGAACATCCTCAAATTCCAGCGCCGCCAGCGTGGCAACGGAAAACAGGTCGTCAGGGTGGGCTTTTTTACCGGCGAGCGGGTTCTGCGTCGCACGGCTGCAAAATTCGAGGTATTCGGTGCCGAGGCTTGCCGGGTCATCGGTCACTGCCAGCCCCACGAGGTAACATTTGCCGCTGTTGGCAAAATTCGGGCGGATCTCCATCGAGGTGTAAACCTTCTGACCAGCGCGCACCATGCCGACCAGCTCGTCAAGCGGGGCGATTTTGCCAAACAGCGCTTTCTTGCCGTTCAGGGCAGAGTCATCGCTGATGACTTCGGCTTTCACTTCGGTCACGTCCCCATAACGTTTGAGCACGCTGTCGGGCAGGATGCCGCGCAGATGTTCGAGGTTAATGCGACAGCCATAGACACGCGGGTCGAAGGTGTCCGCCATATCCTGAATATCATCGCCACTGATGACACGGCCATCGCAGGTGTCGCCCTCGACGCCGATGCGAAACCATTTAGAAACTTTCTTTGCCATTGTTCAGGTGTCCTGATGTTGGGTTTTCGGTTCTGGGTTAGTTTCCCGACTCCGACCCGCATCAGCCACCGCTTAAGATCCGATTAGATCTGACACAACAGGGGCTTAGCGATAAATCATGTCCATTTCCATAGCCTTTCCTCGCGACATCAAAACGAGGTGAGAATGACAATATCGACTGATTTATCACTGCTGAATGACCCACGAAGACAGGCGCGCCTGCTGTTCTGGCAGGGATTTTCCGTGCCACAAATCGCCGACACGCTGCAGATGAAGCGCCCGACGGTGCAGAGCTGGAAACAGCGCGACGGATGGGAAGAAACCGCCCCGCTCAATCGCGTAGAAACCACACTTGAGGCGCGGCTGATTCAGCTCTACGCAAAGCCCGACCTGACGCCGCATGACTTTAAAGTCGCTGATTTTCTGTCGCGCCAGATGGAACGGTTCGCGCGCATCAACCGCTACGGCCAGACCGGAAATGAAGTGGATTTAAATCCCAACATTGCGAGCCGCAATAAAGGGGATCGCAAAAAGCCAAAACGTAACTATTTCAGCGAGGAGGCTATCGAGAAGCTGGAAGAAATTTTCCTCGACCAGTCGTTTGAGTATCAGCTCAACTGGCACAAAGCCGGTCTTGAGCACCGTATTCGCCACATCCTTAAATCGCGTCAGATTGGCGCGACGTTTTACTTTGCGCGTGAGTCCCTGCTGCGCGCACTCAAGACCGGACAAAACCAGATATTTTTGTCGGCGAGTAAGACGCAGGCGTATGTATTCCGGAAATACATCATCGCCTTTGCGCGGCTGGTCGACGTTGACCTGTCGGGCGACCCGATTGTCATCGGCAACAACGGCGCAGAGCTGATTTTCCTCGGGACCAACTCCAACACCGCGCAGAGCCACAACGGCGACCTGTACGTCGATGAAATTTTCTGGATTCCCAACTTCCAGCGCCTGCGCAAAGTGGCCTCGGGTATGGCGTCACAGTCGCACCTGCGCACCACCTACTTCTCGACGCCGTCCACGCTGGCGCACGGGGCTTATCCGTTCTGGTCAGGTGAGCTGTTTAACCGGGGGCGCAGCAACCGCGACGAACGGGTCGACATCGATATCAGCCACAAGGCGCTCGCCGGTGGCGTGCTGTGCCCGGATGGGCAGTGGCGGCAGATTGTCACCATCGAGGACGCGCTCGCCGGGGGCTGCACCCTGTTCAATCTGGATCAGCTGAAACAGGAAAACAGTGCCGACGATTTCCGCAATCTGTTTATGTGCGAATTCGTCGACGACAAGGCGTCGGTGTTCCCGTTCGAGGAGCTGCAGCGCTGCATGGTCGATGCGATGGAAGAGTGGGATGACTTCGAACAATTTGCCGACCGTCCGTTTAACTGGCGCCCGGTATGGATTGGCTATGACCCGTCACACACCGGCGACAGCGCAGGCTGTGCGGTACTGGCTCCGCCGCTGGTCGCCGGGGGCAAGTTCAGCATTCTTGAGCATCACCAGTGGAAAGGGATGGACTTCGCGGCGCAGGCCGAGGCCATTCGTTCACTCACTGAAAAATACACCGTCGACTATATCGGCATCGATGCGACCGGCATCGGCCAGGGTGTTTACCAGCTCGTGCGCTCATTCTTCCCGGCGGCGCGCGCTATCCGCTACACGCCTGAAATGAAGACCGCGATGGTGCTGAAAGCAAAAGACACCATCCGACGTGGGTGTCTGGAATATGACGCCGGTGCGACCGATATCACGCAGTCGTTTATGGCGATACGCAAAACCATGACCAGCAGCGGTCGCAGCTCGACCTATGAAGCGAGCCGCAGCGAGGAAGCCAGCCACGCGGATATCGCGTGGGCGACCATGCACGCCCTGTTAAACGAACCGCTTTCCGCTGGCAGTGGGATGCACTCAAACTCTATTCTGGAAATTTATTAATATGGCAAAACCAAAATTCAAAACCACCAAGCAGACCGCCAGCGCACCGAAAAAAATGGAGGCGTTTACCTTTGGGGAACCCTCCCCCGTTCTGGATCGCCGCGACATTCTCGATTATGTCGAGTGTATTCATAACGGGAAATGGTACGAACCACCGGTCAACTTCTCGGGGCTGGCGAAAAGTCTGCGCGCCGCCGTACACCACAGCTCACCGATTTACGTAAAACGTAACATTCTCACGAGCACCTACATCCCGCACCCGTTGCTGTCGCGTCAGGATTTTAGCCGCCTTGTGCTCGATTATCTGGTCTTTGCCAATGGCTATCTTGAGAAGCGAATGAGCGTCACCGGCCAGCTTTTAAAACTGGAAACCTCCCCGGCCAAATACACCCGCCGTGGTGTCGAGGATGGCGTTTACTGGTACGTGTCGAACTACGCCCAGCCGCACGAATTCGCGCCCGGCTCGGTGTTTCACCTGCTTGAGCCCGATATCAATCAGGAGCTTTACGGGATGCCGGAATACCTGAGCGCGCTTAATTCCGCCTGGCTGAATGAATCCGCCACGTTGTTTCGTCGCAAGTATTATCAGAATGGCGCGCACGCGGGTTACATCATGTATGTGACCGACGCCGCGCAAAGCAGCGCCGACGTTGAATCGCTTCGCTCCGCAATGCGCGATTCGAAAGGGCTCGGGAATTTTAAAAACCTGTTTTTCTATGCGCCCAACGGAAAACCGGACGGGATTAAGATCGTCCCGTTGAGTGAGGTCGCCACCAAGGATGACTTTTTCAATATCAAAAAGGTGAGCGCCGCTGACCTGCTCGATGCGCACCGCGTGCCGTTCCAGCTGATGGGAGGAAAGCCCGAGAATATCGGTTCAATGGGTGATGTCGAGAAGGTGGCAAAGGTGTTTGTGCGTAACGAGCTGTCACCACTGCAGGAGCGATTCAAAGAGATTAACGACTGGCTCGGGATGGAGGTGATCCGCTTTAAAGATTACATCCTCGAGTCAGAATAAAGCCTGCAAAAATGCCGCCTCCAGGCGGCATCATCACCAACTGCCTCAGACGCCCCACACGCCACGCAATCATCGCCATAGCATCAGCTAAACCAGCGAAACGACAGCGCCACCACGACGCCCATAGGCGCATAAAATTAAATGCTGTCACCACCACTGGCGCGCAATGCTTTCCCCGCCACGCCTGCCCGCTTTGTGGAGCGGTTTTGATGCACTTGCATCACAGGTAGGACGCTGCATCAGTCCTGGCGCTACGCATCTAAGTTTGAACAAAACATCACATGCACATTAATGCAGCTACACACGCACGTAGGTTATTGCCAAGTTAAAACGTGGCATCATTGATATTATTGTCAAAAATTCGATCAAAGTATGGTAAAACGGGAAAGGCGCAGAGATAGAAAACCAGAACGCAAGCATAGGTAGTTGTTTCTGCGTAACAGGCTCCCGAATATAAATTCCCATGTGCTAATTTGTGTCTTAGCGTCGGACCTCCTTTCCTATTGAAAATCATATCAATGGTCAAAACAAGGTCTTTAGAGAAAATATTCTCTAAATCATCCCTGCACTTATCAAGCAGAATTGAAATACTGGTTGATTCTTCTAGTTCCTTATCGAGATAACGAGTTGCATCTTTCCCACTTAGTTCATAGTAGTGACGAATCATCCCTTCCACCTGCGGGATCAAAATATAAGCCGCACTAATATAGTCACCCTGCCACAACTTATAAAACCCCAAATTAAACACCTCCCTAAACTCGGGTTTAATAATTGGGCTACACACTACCATTTCACTAAATGTAGACAGCGTTAAATTATGCTTTTGAGAAACCACATACCGAGCTGGCTCGAAGACACCATTGATAAAAATTTGATGATGAATCTCGAAACCTCGCAAGTATTGATTAATAACAGACTCATCGCTTATATCGCCTTTAGTTTGCAAAGGAGGAGCTTTATGGATTTTACGCCCCGATTCATCATGTACTTCCAAACCAAAAAAGCTTGAGAAAAAATTTTTCCCAGCCATTTCAAGAACATCGCTCCGCATGCGTTCAATGTTTTCAATAGGAGTTTCTGCCATCACTAACTTAACAATACCTGACAGATCACGCTCTGCGACATTCTCCTCTGTACTTTCAATTAATTCTTGAATATCAAGAGGATGACTAATTGTAACGTACTCACTCCTCGCCTCCTCTCTCAAATCGGCAAGTTGCGCTTTTAATTCTGCAATTAGCTGTGCCTCACCGCCATACTGCCTTAGCTCAGCAATAGCCGTTCTCAACCATGCGACCTTACCCATTTTATCAGCACGGGCGTTAGCCACATCAATAGTTATACTTGCCGAGCACAATTTACATCTTTTTGCGCTATCATGCTGCCCATTTCTTTCATAAATACTAGCACTGGTAATATATAGTGCCTTAACAGCGTCATAGTATTTTTTCCCACGATGAGCATGAGCCATTGCCTCAGCATTTTTCGCGTATTGTAATCTATCCTCGCTAGGATAATAACCTACCATAACCTGCGTTAGATTATTAAAACCTTCGAATATTAACCTCTCACTTTGAACATTATATAGATAATGAATGGCCGCTGAAATTTTTTCATTCCCTTCAGACTTCCTGGAATAGACTCTGGAGTTTATAAACAATGCTCTTGCTATATACTCACGAATGAATATAAATGCATGCAAATCATTCTCTGTTATTCTATCGTTATGCACTATTAATTTATCAGCAGCATCAGTTATCATATTTGCATATGCGTCTATTGCTTTAATTGCAGCCTCTCTATTTTTTTTATCATTACACCAAACAACATCACATATCCTTGATAGTAGGAATGGGTTTTTTATTTTCAATGACACAGCTAAAAGACACTCATTTAATTTAAAATCAAAATCCTCAGGCAATATAGAGCGTCTATTCCCAAGTATCATTTTTGGTTCAAAAGCTGAAACGCCAGATACAACCTGCAAATTAAAATCATACAATATTGATAAAAGCGATGCCAATTTACGATCATTAGCACCAATTGCGGACTCAGCAACCTTACCAAGGTATTTCTTTATTTCATGCGCATGAAATGTGATTGGCACATCTAAAAAAACATTATCATCAATTGAATCCAATTCTTCTTGGCTAAGTATAATTAAATCACTATTCATTCTGCACCCCAGCATTAACCATTATAAGGAATCCATTATTTATCATTCAAATCCATATTGATGCAAGACTGTTTTACGAGAACGTGCTCCGCTTCAAGTTATAGTCCTCTTTAACCTAAAAATTATAAAGAATGTAAACCAAACACTAGCCTTAAAACATACCACTCTCCCAAAAAAAAATGACTTTTATCAGTCATCATAATAGTTGCAATTTAATTAATGCCCTTCACCGAATTACTAAACCCTATGCCACTCCTCAATGATTGGATATGAAAATGGCGTACCGTTGTATATGACGGTTGCCCCGCGAGCTAATACGTCCAGCTCCCACCGTTCTGGACTGATACGATGCTGTACGAGGTCAAATTGGATTTTCGATATCTGATCGCGCTGTGATTTAGTCAGGCGCGCTGAAGGTGCCAATTCATCCTGTTTTAATGGTGATCGGTTTCTTTGCTTCCTGTTTTGAGGTCTAGCCCCAGCCTTTAGCGCGTCGCTGAGCACCTTCACGATGTCAGGATCTTTCCAATCGACAGCACCGACACCAATGAGATTTAGCACCGCTGCAGCTTGCTCAGACGGTGTGGACGTCATTTCCCTGGCAACTTCGCTGGTATATAACCCACAGTTATTGACAGGACTCCGAGGCGCGGCAATGCCGCTTTTTAAAGTCAAAGGCTCAACGGCCAAAAACTTTGGAACGATGCGCCATTCGGCTGTCCGGGTCACATGTACCAGCTCAGAGCCCAAGTGCGGGGCGTAGATGCCCACGACTCTCTCTATATCCTCTTCGTAGGCGTTGACCTCGTCAGTCACGTTACGAGCTACACGGACGGTCTGACTATCACGTGGAACATTCGCCCCACCCTGCGCGGCGATATAAAGGTCAAATTCACCTTCATCGGCTGCAGCTCTAGCCGCTTCGACGCGCTCATCAAATTCATCAGCAATGCTTACGCCGCGAGGCAGTTTGCGCAGCTCGCGATAAGCGCCCATCGTTGGCAGACCAATAGATTTGAATTGCGGGATGCGCCACGTTGACGCCCAAGCGGTTACAGCTGCGGCTGTATCGGCGAGAGGCTTGCCGGTGTCGTCATCGACCTGACCATCGAGCGCGTAACCATCGATATTCTTCGCAATGTACTTTGCAATGTAACCGGCTGCGCCACCTTGATTGAGATGCTTCGCTTCAAACCGCTGTGCTGCAGCGCCCTTTTCATCACCATCCTCTTTCAAGGCATAACGGCGCATGATTTCGGTGATGTGTTTGCGCTGCTCAGGTTTGCAAAAAAGCATCATGTGCCAGTGTGGTGTCCCGTCATGATGCGGCTCAACAACGCGCATCCCGTAGACCTGCAGATCGTTATCTTTAAAAGCTGTGCGCATCAGACTCCAGATACGGCACAAATACCGCTGTCCATCCTTAGGCATAAAGGCGGCTTCATTCCATCCATGATTGAGTTGCACCGTTTTTTTATCGCTCTTTCCGACCTGACGTGTCGGGTGATACTTCGATGGCGTGGTGATAGTGATAAACATACCGACGTCACCCTGACCGGCCGCGTAGCGCTCAATCCCGGCGATAGTGTTCATCAGTTCCATACGACGAATTTCGGGGTTTGAAATACTGCCCATGACTTTGCTGATGAGATCGATGCGTTCGCCGGTTACTTTGTTTTCCAGTTCGCATGATTTGAGGTATTCGAGATTAGCCAGGCGGCGAGAATGAACGTCGCGGATCGCCGTTTTGCTGGCGTATGGGGAGCGGTCTTTGTTCACCTCACCGGCGGCAATCAGCAAGGCCTCGTGCCAGCGCATACGCTGCGCCTTAAACTGGTTAATCCACCATTCATCGTTAATCAGACGAGCGATAGCGGAAAATGCCTGGCGGATCGTGATTTGTCCTTTGCGGTATTTCTTCCAGAACATCGGGGTGATGTTGAATGCGCGAGCTGCACCGGCAACGTGACCATATAAGTGCGCCTGTGCTTCATCGGTGAAAAGGGTCTCTTTACCGCCGTGAGCATCTGCCCATGCGTCGCTGAGTTCCTCATAAGCAACATAGAGCTGCGAAGCAATACGGGCAGCAAATTTTTTGAGTGACTTGTCACTCATACCCGCTAAACGTGAATAGCTTTCACGCTCGCTCATGAAGAGAAGCGATGCCGTCTCGTTCATTCCGTTTAACTGATTAACCCGCTCAAGACGCGGCCCCACCCTCTGCTCAACGGTGTTCTTGAGGAAATAGAAACCATGAAGTGGGCTTTTAGTACGACGGATGAAGTCATACCGGGAGTTAAACAACGTTTTTAAAACATATGGTAGGCGATTAACTTTGCCTAAAACGCCTTGCACCTGACGGAATTCGCCACGTGTAAGGGGTCTGTCACGGCCTATGGCCTCGCGGGGTTTATTCCATGGATAAGCGAATTCACTCATGCTACCAAAAGCTCCAGCTGTTGCGGATGCTTTGGCATTTCAGTCCAGCAATGAATAGTTAGAGGGGTGACACTCTCGATCGCATTCTTCAAAATAGCGCACCGACCCATCAGAACCGCAGCTTTAAGGTCGCGCTCATTAAGTTTTTGGTTATATTCCGCCTCCTGAATAAAGCGGGTTATCTCAGGATATTTACAAGTGAATTTTGGAATGTTACAGGCGAGATTAGTGCTGTCTGCAGTAGCAAGCGGGTAGTTACCAAGTACTCGACCATCCAACATACGGAGGCCATGGATTTTGGTTTTAAAGTTATTTTTCTGATAAATAACATCAAATGCTTCATGCATCCTGCGATGCCAGCGCTCAGTCCTGATGCTTGCAAAGTCTCCAGATGAGCCAAAGCACACCCGAGGCCATTCGTTACATAGCTCTATTAGCCGGTTTAAAGATTCATGAAGATGCCAGACAGGTGCTGCTTTATCGCTAAAACAACGAGGCATTAAATCGATGAGAGCATCATTATCTGCCTCCCCGCCCTCAACCACATCAGGAATGACGAAGATACTAACCTTTGGATGATGGTAATGAGGCAGTAACCACTGATAAAACTCCTGCCAGTTGATAACCAGCCCGCGCTTCCATGCTGAAAAAGCACCATTATCTATAGCTACAGCAGATGCATATTTGATCGAGGCAGCGAGCTGGTCAGGTCTGGCAAAAGAAACAAAAGCGCCAGCACCGTTCACTACAACACGGTGAACGTTACCGGCATCTCCCCATACTGGCGTGCCGTGATAATGGATAATTGAATCCGTCATCATATGCACAGCCTATCTCTGAGCCTTTGAGCTGAAAGCTTGCTGACATTTCTCTGCCAGTCGCTCAATCTTCTTTTCTAAATCCGAAAACTTACGAGACTCACCTGTTAAAATTTTATGCAGCAACAGACCAGAAACGAGCTTAGAAATTGTTGGGTAGTAACCCACAACATCCAGCCACTCCTTTCCTTCGTTCTTCCCGGAGGTAGCGGTTTTCTTTTCCTGCAAAATGAACTGATAGCGATCGCTGGTGATCACGTACTGGTTATTTATCTCAATGCGGATAGTCATTCTTGCTTCCTGTTAAAAGTGGTTTGTCTGCTCAACTGAAAATTGAGTTGTGCAATTTTTCCGACTCCTGACCTAATAACTCGATAATCTCGGTGCGGTTTAGTTCTGACTTACTGATGTGCGCGATAAGCCCGTCAAACTGAGAAGAGAAACGGGTTGCCGTGTCGCGCTGTGCTTCACTTACCGACTGCGCCAGAAGTTCCGAATACATGCCCCGCTGCGCTGTATTTTGTTTATGCATTTGCCTATCTCCAGACAAAAGGAGTCCCCACGCTGTAAGGCGCGTAATAAAACGAATCCAGATTAATTAATGTAAATACTGCTCAGGTTTTACCGAGGTTAAGATGGTTGGCGCGTACTCAAAAAGGCTAAACAGTTCCCGCAGCGCGCGGAAAAGTTTGTCCCGCCAGTAGCAGTCTTCATCATTTAAACGCCAGTGCGGCATACTGAATTCCTGCTCTGTAAGCCCGGCATGAAGAAATAGCGTTCGCCTTTGACTTACTGTTAGGCGGCTAATGAAGGTAGCCTTAGTTGCGCCATGCTGACGAAACCGGCTGAAGGCAAATCTCAATTCATCAAGCGCACAGACGAGACGCTCGCGATCTGCTTCGTCCATTTCCTCTAACCGCATGACTGAGTGACGCTGCTTTAACTGAGCGTGAAAACAAACGGTCAGTCGTTCCCGCTCCATCATCTGATTGTAAAAATCGCAGGTGTCTTGCCAGCGAGGTTGAGCCAGGTACTTACAGACTAAGCCACGAAGTGCAGCCGGTTGTTTCTGGATCACATTAAGAGTCATAACGGTCATAACCAAAGCCCTCTTGATTTAACAAGGCGGCGAAGCTTCTCAATAACACTTGGTTTACGGGTGCGGATGATGATGCCCTTGCGGCCGCGACCGTGAGTGATGGTGAAGTTAATCTGGTTAGGGCTTTCTCTACGCAGTAGTTGAGCAATGCAACGTGGTTCATTCTTCATGCTGGCTCTCCTAATCCGAGCCACATCAGCCAACCGTCGCGAATTTCTTTCGGGCGGCTGTCATAGGCCATCTTCATGCCTTTGTTCCACGCTGGCAGGTATACCCAGTATTCCCCTGCTCTGCCACTGGTCGACTGCGGATCTGTCATCTCGACAACAGGAAGCTTACCCTTCTCAATCATGCCTTTCACAGCTGCTGGAGTTTTGCCAATAAGACGCGCGAATTCTTGATAAGGGACGGCGTCGCTCGCACTTTCAATAACCCTATTCATTTGTGACTATTCCTCGTTAGTGTTTTAATTGCTCCTAATGGCTTTTAATTGCCATATTGGAGCCATTATCCTGCGATAACGAAACAAAGATTACTCCGTTATCGTTTTTCTATCAATAGTGGAGTGTTAATTACGATGATACCCGTCAACGAGAAGCTGGCCATCATGCGCGAGTCGGAACGTATGAATAGAAAAGAATTCAGTGACTTAACCGGTGTTCCCTACAGCTCTCTTTCGAGTTACGAGAAGGGTGTAAAAGATATGGGCATACAGGCGGTGATGAAGATTTTGAATCATCCTCAGTTCAAAAAATACACTATGTGGTTCATGACAGAGTCGATATCTCCTGAAGCTGGGCAAATTGCACCTGCTCTCGCGCACTTTGGGCAGCAGACAACAACGTCACCCCACTCAGACCAGAAAACTGGCTAACTATTCACGGCGCTTATTTGTGCAGTAAATGCACGGTGAGTTTTTGTTATTTAAATCAGGAAATTGAAGTACGCAGTAACATCATCGGGAGGCTTTATGTCTGTTAAAAAGCTCGATGATGGTCGATATGAAGTGGACATTAGACCGACCGGGCGTAACGGAAAACGCATCCGTCGGAAGTTCGACAAGAAAAGCGAGGCGATGGCTTTTGAAAAGCATACTCAATATAACCACCACTCAAAGGAATGGCTTTCAAAACCAACGGACAAACGCCAACTGTCAGAACTGAAAGAGTTGTGGTGGAAGCTGAAAGGTAAACATGAGGAACATGGTCAATCGTATCTCAGGAAAATTGAGCGTTTCGAGTCGATGACCGGGAATCCATGTGCTTTCCAGATCACCAAAAGCCTGATAACGCAGTATTGCGCACAGCGACGGGGTGATGGCATTAAGCCAACCACCATAAACCGCGACCTCATCACGCTAGGCGGGATGTTCACCACCCTGATTGAGTCAGAGCTGTATAACGGTGAGCATCCGTTCAGAGGGTTTAAAAAACTGAAAGAGCAGACTGCCGAAACAGGCTATCTCACTCTTGATGAAATTGACGCTCTTCTGGCGGCGTTATCGGGTGGGAATCGTAAGATTGCGGTTTTGTGCCTGAGCACCGGCGCAAGATGGGGCGAAGCAGCGCGACTGAAAGCGGAGAACGTGATTCATAACCGGGTGACTTTCGTGAAGACGAAAACCAACACACCGCGCACGGTTCCGATCTCCGAAGAAGTTACGGCTTACATTGTCGGTAATACGCGAGGATTTCTGTTCCCTGATGCTAGCTATAAAGTATTCAGGAAAATCCTCAAAGCGGTTAAACCTGACTTACCCGCCGGGCAAGCAACGCACGCGCTGCGACACTCTTTTGCAACGCACTTTATGATTAACGGAGCCAACATCATTACACTACAGCGGATTCTGGGTCACACGAAAATTGCACAGACAATGGTCTATGCGCACTTCGCTCCGCAGTACCTGCAGGATGCGATTTTGCTCAACCCGTTAAAGGGTGAAAGCGGTGGACAGAACGTCCACATAACGTCCACACCCTAG